CCGGTAGCGGCATTGCGTTCCAGCATATTGCCAATGGCCTGGGCCGCAAAAACGTCGCCACCTCCGGAGTTGATGTATACGGTGATTTCTTTCACATCGCCCAGGGCGGCAAGGTCATCCGCAAACCGTTTCGGGGTCGCGGCATCTTCCCACCAGCTGCGCTCGGAAATATCGCCGTAAAGCAGAAGTTCCGCCTTCTGGTCATCACCGGCCAGATTGCGGAACTGCCAAAACTTATCATTTGTCATCTTCTGGTTCGTCCGGGAATTGGGTTTGCTCATTTAGCCCTACCTCCTTCATTTTTTCCATTTCGCTCTTGCGCTGCCTCATGTTTGCCCGCCAGTTTCCACCGGTCATCTGTGCAGTTTCCTGCTCATTTGTGCTGATGCCCTGCTGAACACGCAGAATCGCCGCCTCGATTTCTTTCTTGGCATCCAGATTGGTGCGTGCAGGACCGTTCCATGTGCAGCCCATGTAGGCTTTCGCCACAGCCTGGTCGTCAAAGAAGCCGGGCGCATTGATGCGCCCACGGGCTACTGCCTCGGCAAACCATTTTTCGTAGGCCGGCTGGCAGAAGTCCGCTGCAAAGCTATCCCGCAGCACACCGCAGGTTCGCCAAAACTCGTTCAGTGCGCCGCGGCTTGCGGAATAGTTGGAACTGAATTTCTTGTAAAGCACCTCACTTGGGATCTCTACGCCGGTCGCTACCTGATTGGACATGGCCGACATGAAGCCGTCAAAGGTCGTGGTCGGATGCTTCGGGTCGAACGTATCCGTGCTCTCTCCCGGTGCAAGGTCGAACACCGCGCTCGGTGCAAGGTCGATGCCCAGTTCATCGGGCGGGGTGTTCGGGTCCTCCGCCTTATCCGCCGGTTCCTCGCCGAACGGTGCCTGACTGGTCGGGTTTTCATGCTTGATAAACAGCGTGATGGACGATGCCACGATAGCCGCCGCCAGCTCTGCTTCTGTGTATCTGCCCATCTGTTTCAGCGTGGGCAGCACCGGAGCCAGCAAGGGCACGCCGCGCCGCTGCCCGGCACGCTCCCTCTGTGTGACGCACAGAATGTTCGGCTCTCCCGTTTCGGGGTCGCGGGCTTCTACCCGCGTCCATGTCAGCGGCACCGTGCTGTCGTAAGCCAGCGGATGCCGACTTGCTATCCAGTACGCCACCACCGCGCCGTCCCGGTTCGTTTCCACGCCCTGCACGATCTGGAACACGTCATGCTTGTCTATCGTGCAGGGTGCCATTATGTCCGTGCGGTCAGGGCTGCAAATCAGATCAGCCTCGATCAGGCGCAGCCGCAGAGCATACGGCCAGTGCGGATGTTCGTCGAACTGCACCACCGCAAACACATCGCCGTTCATCAGGAAACTGGTGAACGCCAGCGTCTGCAACCGCCAGAAGTTATCCATGCCAGCAGCATCGCAAAGGGTGCTGTCCGCCCAAAGTTCAAATTCGCGGGAGATCTGCGCCTGCAATCTGTCTGCCTGTTCCTCGTTCAAGTGCAGATAGTCCGCATCCACCTGCGGGGTCGGCACAAGGCCGCTGCCCACCACGTTGGTGCGCAGGGTCTTGATGGCACCCGTTGCCAGAGGGATGCCCATATAAGCATCCCGGCTCCGTTTGCGCAGAATATCAAGATTATCTTCGATATCCTCTTTTGCGCTGCCGCCGCCAACGTGCCAGCTTCGCATAGCGCGGGAAATGCGGCTTGCTCCGTAGTTTCCGTAGCCGGTGCCGTTGTTCATGACGGACAGTGCGGCGCGTGCCACAGCGCGGCGATACCCTTTTTCAGGGCTGATTGCCGCAATGGCTTTATCCAGAATATTTGCCATGTAGTCCACCGTCCTTACACATCATGCGGCGAGAAGTGGTAGATTCGGTTTCTGCCCCGGCCTTTTTCTTCTGCTTCCGCTTCGGCTACTTTCTTTTCCCAGAAGATAATGCTCTCCCGGATCTGTTTCAAACTGGCACGGGTCAGCATCATCTGTTCGATCTGGTAGCTTTGCCCTGTCGAAACAGCAGCTTCTGCTTCCATCCACATATCAAGATGCCGCTGCGCGGCTTCTTTTGAGATGATCGGCATTGTTTAGATACCTCCTGATCTTCTTCTGCGGTACTGGCGCGGTGCGGTCTGGCGTGGTGCTTCCTCTCCGGGGATCTCCAAACCGGGGGGATTGCTGATTTCCAGCGCCGCCGTTGCGTAGTTCCGAACGTCAAACGCTTCGTTACGTTTCTGTGCCGGGTCTTTCAGCTCCCACCGCTCCACCTTGCGGCCAGACTTCCAGCGTGTGACCTTGTGCTCCGCAGTAAGCATCTTGAAATAGTTTTCGTCATACCCGGCATCCTCTGCCGCCGGGAAGTGGCAGTAGTTCGGGCCTTTGATAAGCACCTTCAACCGGGCAAGGACATGGTTCTTGCCGGTATCAACGCCCAGCGTAAACAGCTCGCCGCCTACGCGGTTGTTCTTTGTGGGGTTGCGCAGGTATGGTACGTCCATACCGCCACGGCCTTTGATGGGCCAGATGTGCCGTTCCTCGCGCTCTTTGCAGAACCGTATGACCTGATCCGGGAAGTGGCCGCCGCTGTCCATGCAGACACACCGCAGGGACAGTTCCGTGCCGTCCTTCTTTTTCCAAGTCTTTGATAGGAACTCGTCCAGATCCGCCCACACCTGACCGCGTTTCAGATCGCCGTAGATGCGCTGGTACCGGATGCCCCAGCTTTCTCTGCCGATACCCCAGCCAACCACTTCGGCCTCGAAGCGGTTATCCTGGGTATCGACACCAGCCGTCAGGTACACTACGCCGTCCGGGACTTCGGCCTCGTAGAACTCGCGGCGGTCCAGCAGGTTGTTTGCCTCCACCGCTTCGCCCGGTTCCTCCCACGGCAAGCCCAGGTCGGTGTTCACAAAGACCTGCATCTTCTCGTAATCGCCGCGCTGTGCATCCAGGTCAGCGGCAATAAAGTCCTCCACGATCTTGTCCCACCCGCAGAGGGTCGAGCCTATCTTGTTCATGTGGAAGCCCCGCACCGCCCGTTCCGGGTGCTCTGCGTGCCACTTGCCTTTCAGGCTGTTCTTCTTCCAGCGGTATTCGTTGTCAAGGCAGCCACACTCTGCACAGCGGTATTGCACGCCGCCTTCCGGCCACTTTTCCTTGTCGAACACCATGTTGTCCCAAACAAAGGGCTGATAAAAGCCGCAGTTCGGGCAAGGCACCGTCCATTCCTCTTGGGTGGATGCGTTGAACTCGTCCAAAATGCGGCTGTTGTTTTTGTCGGTGGGGGTCGATACCAGCACCGTCTTGTAATCCCAGTAGGTCGTTTGACGCTGTTCGGCCAACATGACCGGGTCGCCTTCTTTGCCGGCGCTGGCTTTGTAAGCGTCCACCTCGTCCGCCAGCAGCACCTTGATGGGGCGGCCGCGCAGATCGGTCGGGGCGTTTGCGCCAACGATGGTCAGTTGACCGCCGGCGAAGTTCTTTTTCATGATCGTGTTGCCGGAGTAGCGGCTCTTGTTATCCACAAGGCCCCGAAGCACCGGAGTGTCCCGGATCATGGTAGCCAGACGGTCTTTGCTGAAGCTCTCGCCCAGGTTCACCGTAGGCTGCACGATCATGATAGGGGCCGGGTAGTAGCTCATGTAGTACCCGATGGTATTCAGGATCAGGCCGTCGGTCTTGCCGGACTGGGCGCACATCATGGCTACCACCTTGCGGATATGGACATCCCCGATGGCATCCATGATCTCCCGCTGGAAAGGTGCGTTGTCCGTATTCCAACGGCCTTGTGCTGCGGATGCTTCCGCCGACAAGCGGCGGTAGTTATCTGCCCACTGACTAAGGGTCAGGTTCGGGGGCGGCTTCAGCGCACCCAGTGCCCGGCTGAACATCTGTGCAGTCTGCGGTTCCAGGTGGATCATTGCCATTGTTGCCGCCGCCTTTCATGACACAGCTGCCGAACGGGCAGAACTGCTGGATCTCATTCAGCCGGGTTCCCCAGACACAACCCCGGCATTTATTCTTCCTGCTCATCTTCGGGTTCCTCCCCCGCTGGTGCTGCCAGCGCAATTTCGGGGTCACTCAATTCCACAAGTGCTTCCTGCACTGCTTTTTGCAGAATGTCGTGGGCTTCCGCCGGGTCGGTCAGCTGGGCCATGGTACTTGCGTACTTAGTCGGGATGGTTTCCAGCCGGTTCTTGAAATTTGCAAAGATGGTTTTCAGGGCGCGTTCTACGTCCTCGGTGCGGTGCAGGTCGCCTTGGGCTTCCTCCATCCGCATTTTCTCGATCTTGCCGCGGGTTTCCTCCCGCTCGGCACGGGCAGCAACAAGACGGGCTTGATCGTCTTTGTTGCCGATCTTGAAGTTCAGGTATTGCCGGACGCAGACCTTCATGTCAAAGACACCGGGCCGGACTTCGGACAGCACGCCCTGATCCCGCAGGTTCCGCACCTGACGGTCAGTGATGCCCAGCCATTCGCCAACGGCCTTACTCGTGTACAGCATCTTTGTCAC